AAAAGTAATGGTGGAAGATGCAACACCAAAGAAAAAAGCATTTATAAGTAAACCTTATTCTCAAGAAGAGAGAATAAAAAAAGATGAAGAAGAATTAGAACGTCTTATAAAAGAACAAAAAGGTGAAGCTGAAAAACCTGAAACTGAAGAGAAGAAGGAAGATGAAGCAGAACCGACAAATGCTGAAGAAAAAACTTTTAAAAAGCGATATGGTGATTTACGAAGACATACGCAAGAAAAAGAAAAACAGTTTCAAAAACAGTTAGATGAACTGAAAGAGCAATTAGATAAAGCAACAAAAAAAGAAATTAAACTACCTAAATCTGAATCTGAAATAGAAGAATGGTCTAAAGAGTATCCTGATGTTGCAAAAATTGTAGAAACTATAGCTATAAAAAAAGCTAGAGAAACATCTGCTGATTTAGAAAAAAGAATTGAAAAAATTAAAGAAATGTCTGCCGAGGCACATAAAGATAAAGCCGAAGCAGAATTAATGAAATTTCATCCTGATTTTAACGATATTAGAGATAGTGATGATTTTCACCAATGGGCAGAAGAACAGCCTAAATGGGTTCAAGACGCATTATATGAAAATGATAATGATGCAAAATCAGCAGCAAGAGCTATTGATTTATACAAATCTGATAAAGGAATTAGTACTAAAAGTAAAAGTAAGAATACTAAAAGTGCTGCTACAGAGATTAAGACAAAAGGTGAAAAGTCTGTTCCTGATGTAGAAGGAAAAAGTAATAAAATATTAGAATCAGATGTGCAAAAAATGTCTGCTAAAGAGTATGAAAAAAAGGCAGAAATTATAATGGAGTCTATTAGGTCAGGAAACTTTGTTTATGATGTATCAGGTTCAGCTAGATAGGAGTATAAAATGGCAAAATTTTATGTTCCTAAAGAAAAGGAAGAATATTTAGCACCTTTTGGTCCTATAATGGGATACAAAGCAATGTCGGATTCATTTATTAAGAATATGAATGAAGCAATGAATCCTGAATTAGAAGATTGGTCTGACCATTTAGTAGGTAAAGTTAAACAAGAATTAAAGTTTGATAAAAAAACTGAACAATTATTTTTAAATGAATTTTCTCAATTTATTGGTAGACTAAACAATTTTGCAGAATATAGGCATTCTTTTGGCACTAAAAAATTAGATACTAAAAATAATAATTATGGTGTTCAAATTGCTTCAGGATGGTTTGTAAGGCAATTTGAGAATGAATATAACCCAGTCCATATACACACAGGTGCAAGGATGTCTTGTGTTGGATATTTATCTCTACCAGATGGTATAGAAAAAGAATGGGAAAAAGACTATAAAGACCATCATCCTGCAAATGGACATATACAATTTGTTCATGGAACTCCATCGGGATATAGTCAAACTAATTTTATGGTTAAACCACAGGTAGGAGACTTTTATGTATTTCCTGCAGAATTATTTCACTGTGTTTATCCATTTAAGACTAAAGGAGAAAGACGTTCCTTTAGTGTCAACTTTAATTTTATAGAAGTTCCTAAAGAAAAGGTTGACAAATGATTATTTATATATATAACTATATGTAACTAAAACTGTAATATAACCCCATATTTGGACACTTATATTACATTTTACCTCACTTTAAAGATTACCCAATTATGTGAGCCTACAGAAGACTAGCTATCTAACGTACAACCTCAATGCATGAATGGTCCTTGTAAAGTAAAATGACTAAAAATAGCATACCTTTGTATGTGTGTGATAAATGTTATAAAGGAGATTATAATGGCATTTACAGCAGCATCAGGTTATGGTAACCTTCCTAATGGAAATTTTAGTCCTGTTATTTACAGCAAACAGGTGCAACTTGCATTTCGCAAGTCATCTATTGTTGATGCAATCACTAATAACGATTATTTTGGTGAAATTGCTAACATGGGCGATTCCGTTAAGGTTATCAAAGAACCTGAAATTACTGTCAAGTCTTATGCTCGTGGTACTACTATCACTCCACAAGACCTTGACGATGAAGAGTTTTCATTAACTATTGATAAAGCAAACTACTTTGCTTTCAAAGTTGATGATATTGAAGAAGCTCATAGCCATGTTAACTTTCAAGAGTTAGCATCTAATAGAGCAGCATATAGACTTTCTGACCAATTTGACCAAGATGTACTTGGTTACTTATCAGGTTGGAAGCAGTCATCAATGCATGGTACACCAGACACTGCAAATAGTACAGTGAATGGAGCTAAAGCAGTATCTACTGCAGGTTCAGACGAACTATTGTCATCTATGAAATTAGATGCAAGTGACTTTACTGATGGTTCAGGAACTGCAGGTAGTGCAAGTAATAGTATTATTGTTCAGCCTAGAACAGGTGGAGCAACTGATGCTACTCCTGCTGCAGGAAGTACCTATCCATTGACTATAATTGCTAGAATGGCAAGAAAGCTAGACCAACAGAATGTAGATACTAATGGTCGTTGGCTTGTACTTGACCCTGTATTTGTAGAACTATTAAAGGATGAAGATTCAAGATTATTCCAAGCTGATTGGGGTGGAAATGGACTTCAGAATGGTTTAGTTCTAAATAACTTACATGGGTTTAAAGTATACAGTTCCAATAACCTACCTGCTAAAGGTACAGGACCTGCAACTGCTGCTGCTTCAAATACCTCTAACTATGGTATTATTGTAGCAGGACATAGCTCATCTGTAGCTACTGCAGAGCAAATCAACAAGACAGAGACTTATAGAGACCCTGATTCTTTTGCTGATATTGTTCGTGGTATGCATTTGTATGGCAGAAAGATTCTCAGACCTGAAGCAATCTGTACTGCAATCTATAACATAGCTTAAGAGGAGATTTAATTATGGCTTTAGGTGATAATACTACTTCTCCTGCACGTGGTGTAGGTGCTAGAGGGAGACATCCTTACATGATTCAGCATGAACTTAATTTTGCGACTGCTGCTTCAGATAAAGGTACTGCTCTTGCTGCTAATGACGTTATTCCGGGGTTAACTATTCCTGCTAATACAGTGATACTTAACGCAGGTTTTGAAGTTACTGAAGCTCACGCAGGTACTTCAAGTGACACTGACTTTGACTTTGGTATAACAGGTGGAGACCTAGATAACTTCGTTGATGGATTTGATTTTGATGGTGCATCAGTAGGTGATTACGCAATGAAAGCAGGACAAACTCCTGTTCTTGTTGGTGCAACTTCTGACACTATTGATATTGAGATTCAAGCCATGACAGGCACAACTACTGGTGGAAAAATCAGAATGTTTGCCATTGTTATGAATGTTGATGACCAAGGTGACTTGGCTGCTAACGAAGTAGACAGAGACACATTAGCATAGTGTGAAACTTAATTAGGGTGGCAGGGCAACTTGCCACTCTAAATTTACAATGGAATTATTATGGCAGAGAGTTATCTCACATTAACAAATAAAGTATTAGCAAGATTAAATGAAGTACAATTAACGTCTTCTAATTTTTCTAATGCAAGAGGTATTCAAGTTCAAGCACAAAATGCAGTTAATGAATCCATTAGATATATCAATCAAAGAGAATTTAATTATCCTTTTAATCATAGTACAAGTACAAAAACATTAGTTCCGGGAACTGTAAGATATAGTTTACCCACTTCTACTAAAACAGTAGACTATAATACTTTTAGATTAGTTAAGGATTCAGATTTAGGTAATTCAGGATACCGACTTCCTGAATTAAATTATAATGAATATATAAACGCAGTTAGTGACCAAGAAGATGAAATAGTCACAAATAATTTAAATGGCTCATTAAATGATTCAGCAACAACAATAACAGTTGATAGCACAACAGGATTTGATTCATCAGGAACTATATACATTGAAAATGAGCAAGTAACTTATACAGGAACATCTAGTACTACATTTACAGGATGTACTAGAGGTGCAAACAGCACAACTGCTGCTGCTCATAGTGATGATGTTCAAGTTGCACAATTTGATAAAGGTGGTATACCTGAAAATGTAGTCAGAACACCTGATAATAATTATTTAATATATCCTTTCCCCAACAAAGCATATTCCATAAAATTTGATTACTATACATATCCTTCTGATATGTCTGCTCATGGAGATACAACATCCGTGCCTGATAGGTTTGCAGCAGTTATAGTAGATGGAGCTACTGCTTTTGTTTATCAATACAGGGGTGAAACACAACAATATCAACTAAATTTTCAAAGATTTGAACAAGGCATTAAAAATATGCAAACTTTGTTAATTAACAAATTTAATTACCTTCGTTCTACATATATACCTAGAACAGGAACATATGGTGCAAGTACACTAAATGCTAGGATAAGTTAATGGCAGATTTGTCACAAGTAACACCTGTCGCTTTTAACTGTGAAGGTGGGTTAGTTCTTAATCGTTCTACCTTTATGATGAAAGCAGGTGAAGCATTAGAATTAGAAAATTTTGAACCTGATATAGAAGGTGGATATAGAAGAATAAATGGATTTAGTAAATATGTATCTGCAATAGTTCCTCAAACCTCTTCTTCGTCTGAAAAAGTTTTAATGGTAGCTACATTTGGTAGTTCTGTAGTTGCTGCACGAGGAACAAGTATATATAGTGCAACTCCGGGTGGTTCTTCTTGGACATCAAGAGATAGTGGAAGAACAAGTGCAAGTAAATATAGTTTTGAACGATTTAATTTTGATGGTAATGATAAGCTAATT